TGACCTCCTTCGCCATATAAGAGTTGACAAGAAGAGTAGAATCAGCTACTCTTCGTTATTACTTATTAGAGGAATAACAATGTCAACAACAATTTATAACGGTTTCAAATTCAACACTAACATTATCGATGAAGTTCATTTTCATATGACAGAACTTCGCAAGGAATTCAAACAAATCACAGACAGTATGCTTCTCGAACAGATGACAGAAGAATGTTTCTCAATCGATGATCGTCGCACAATGACACCTTCACTTGATCGATCAGAACCTGTTATGAATGTTGTTGTTAATGAAATGTACAAACGACAAGAAGAAGTCCGGGTTAAGCAAATCCGTAACCCCAGCATTGACTTTTCATTTGAGATTTGTGTGTTCCCACATGATGATCAATTCTATGCTCAATTCTTTACTGAACAAGGTTCGTTAACCAAAATTCTCAAAGATAAAGACTATTACGAAGATTTCGTTTATTGGAACAACGTTGATGAACCAACAGGAATGGATAGTGATGAATGGGAAGCTCGTGGTCAAACTTGGAATGAAATTTTAGAACCTGTTGGTTATGTCCCCTCTCGTGCTGGATTCACATACGAGATCGTTCCATTATCTGGATTGATCAATCTTGATTCACAAACCATTATCGATAATGCTCCCGGTATTATTGTTAGAGCAGAACGCATTGCTAAAGATAATGTGTATAAGAAATTCGCAGCGAATCGCAAGATCAACACAACAAACGTTATGAAGATTTACAATGGTTTTGTTCAACACATCAAGAGCGAGAAGGGAACTGCTGAATTGAAACTTGAAACAGAGTTCGTTGCAAAGAATTTGAAACTCGTATTAACCACAAGAGACTTAACTCACTAGGAGAACATCATGTATTGGGCAGAAAAATTAGGTATATGGAATCAAGAAGTTCTTGAACTCAAAGTAAAAGAACGTCTTCAAGTCTATAAAGATATGGAAAACGCAGTAACTGTAGTAGCAGAAGAACTTTCTAGAATGGACGGGGTTTGTTGTGTAGACATCAGTGATCCAGAAATTACAATTTCTGGTGATATGGTTGAAGTGTCTTGGTGGGAATCCGGGCCTTGTGGTGGTGATGATCGAAGCAAAACATTCCCAACAGAATACTTATGGGATTTTGATTGGAAAGAGAAGAAAGAAAAAGCTGATATGGATCGCCAATTAGAACGTCTTCGGGCCAATGACGAAGCCAAGAAAGCCGAAAAGGTTCGTCTCAAAGAACAACGTAGAGAGCATTTCGAAGAACTTAAAAAGGAGTTTGGTGATGAGTGATAAAGAATTAGATTATGCAACAGTTACAGACAACTATGCTAGGGCTGGTGAATTGATAGGTAGACATTCATCAGATGAGAGGGATGCATGGTTGAACCTAAATGGTGTATGGTGGCCTAATCCAAACTATACTGGTAAAGAAGTAATCCACCCAGAATTGGTGAACAACAATGAATAAGCTATTGATTGTGATTGGTTTTTCTTTGTTCTTGTGTGGGTGTGGAGACGGAAAATCAACTTATTACATATACAAATGTTCTGACTCTGATAAAATCATGATGAAAGACTCATTTGAGATATGTCTTACTAAAAGAAGCGCGTATATTGAAACTTGTAGATTACAAACTCAAAAGTTATTTTGTAAAACAATTATCAAACGCTTGTAATAGAATTAAACGTATGTTACACTACCAGATGTAAAGCTCGTATACACATTAGCGTGTGTGTGAGTAATATCAAATGAAAATTTGACGGAGTTTGTAAAAGGAAAAGTAAAATGAGTAATCGTAACGTAGCAGTATCGCAGTATGAAGGTAAGACCCTAGTAGCAAAGTATCGCAGTATCTCAGAAGCAGCAAATACAACTGGTGTTCAACCAGCTCACATTGGTAAAGTTACCAACGGCATTCGTAAGTCTGCTGGTGGTTTCAGTTGGAAATCATTGAACTCTTTCAGTGGTAAAATGAAGTCTGGTGTAACTCAATCTGACTCATCTGGAATCCTTGCTGTATATGCTTCTCCAGATTTGGCTGCAAAATTTACTGGCGTTCGCCTAAGTGCTATCAACAAAGTGTTAAGTGGTAGCGGCAAATCTGCTGGTGGTTATAGCTGGGCCTAAGTATCCCTCCATAATAATAAGTTAATCTCTTAGTATTATCCTCTGTTTGCCACCTAAATATCCTTTAGGTGGCATTTTTTTTAAAAGGAGTAAAGAATGTTTGATAAGTGGATTAAGAAAACCAAAGTTTGTAAAGAAGTTCAGCGTGTTGCTGATAATAGTACTGCTTTAATACAACAACAAATCAAAGAAATGGTTGAGTTGAAAGATGAGATTGATAGAATGAAAGCTTCTGGTGCAATTCCAGTTGAAGAAGGAAACTCAAGTATCTTGTTTGAGATTGATAAAGACTTAAAGATAACAACAAAGAGTCGTATCAACAAAGATATCATTAGCACATTGATAGACAGTAAGTATATTGACTCAGCTCAATCAGAAGATGAAGCTGTTATTCAACTGGTGTTTATTTTACTTGTTAATGAAGTTACAGAACAGATTATGGAAGAGGTCAATGAAAATGCAAACTAATGTAATTGTAGATTTATCCAACTTAACTCATATCATACATCATTCTTCACTACGCAAGAACAATGGTGTGTTTCATAAGAACTATCTTATATTCAAGACGATAGAATTCATCACACACATCTCAAAGCAATACAAAGCTGATGGTGTGTTGGTTGCTTGTGACTCACCTAACATCTGGAGAAAGGATGTTTACCCAGCATACAAAAAGAATCGTGAAGCAAACCGTGATCCTTATTATGAAGAGGTGAAGGAAGCTATGATTGAGGTCAAAAACTTTTTCAATGATTTGACATCTATTCCAGCAATATCAGTGGAACGTTGTGAAGCAGACGATATCATTTCTGTAGCAGCAGCAAACAAGACTGTTAACAACGTGATTGTATCAAGCGATAAAGATTTCATTCAATTGATAAACGACAACACTATTTTGTTTTCCCCAGCACAAAAAATAGAACGTACTACGGAAGACAGAGATTTTGAACTGTTTGAGAAATGCATCCGTGGTGATATGGGCGATAACATTTTCTCAGCATACCCACGAGTCAGAAAAACCAGACTAGAAAGCGCATGGAAAGATGAGCATGAAATGGTCAATCTGATGGAAACCGTTAATGGCAATGGTGACGTAGTAAAGAAGATTTATAAATTCAACAAGAAGCTTATCGATCTCTCTATGCAACCCGATTACATCAAGCAAGGTATTCATTATGCTCTAAATAATTTAAGCATAAATAAATACAACAGCATTGGTGTTATGAGGTTTATCGGAGAGCACGAAATGAAATACATTTCATCCGAGTTCCTAAAGCACAAAGGCGTGTTCAAGAAAGGTTATATACACGATTCGTGACGAATACAAAAGGAGCAATAGGCTAAAATGAAAGAATTCGTAATCAAAGGTAAAAGAAAACTATGTTTTATAGTTAAGTTGGGAGCATTGAATGATATTGTAGTAACATATGATTCGTTGGCTCCAGTTGATCTCAAGCGGTTCCTTGAGATGGAGAAACAGGGTGGTGATTTGATGCGCGTGATGCGTGATACCACACTAGACAACGGTGTTAATGCTCTCAATATGTATGAAGCTCTGTTGATTACGGTTCCAATTCTCATTGATGGTAAAGTGGATAGCGATGAACCTAATATTGCTCCAGTAAAAGAAGTAAGAGAAACGGTCAAGAAAAAACGTGGGCCGGGAAGACCTAGAAAGAAATCCTAATCACGAAACTTGATATTTTACAATTAGTTGATATAATCCCCTTCTTTGGGGATTTTTCAATTAAGAGGAAATGAAAATGAAAACGTTTGGTAATTATGAAATTAGTGGTAAGTTATTGATGGTTATAGCATTCGTTGTTGCTATTACTGCAATTTTCTCGGATATCAGCAACAGAACAGATGTGAAGATCAAAGCAATGCAGCAAGAAGTTGTGTCATTGAATGAACAACTCAAGCTTATTCAAGAACAAAAACAGAAAAGATACATCGGGGATATAGGCACCATTGCTATGTATGTTAATTTTTTGTCTACTAAGAAGCTTGACAGAGATTATGTTAATAAGATTTCCACAGCATTCCGTAACGCCAGTATCCGATTTGACATCGACCCCAGAGTATTAGTATCCATTGCATGGCAAGAGAGTCGTTTTATTGCCACCAGAACCTCTCCAGTGGGCGCTGTGGGTATTATGCAGGTAATGCCGCTATGGGTTAATGACAAAGGGATCGTTCGTGAGGTAGGCTTAAACACTGCCTCAGACCTATACGAACCAATCATGGGGATATATGCTGGTGCCTATATCTATGATCATTACAGAACCCAATGGATTGCTTATGGTTTTGAGGGCGAAGATTTGACCAAGATTGTGTTGCTTTCTTATAATAGAGGTAAGACTACTGTACTAAATCGCCTCAGAAATCGAATAGACCCAGAGAACGGATACAGTATTTCAGTCCGTAGTAAGCGCAATAAGCTGGTGAAGCTGGATGAGCTTGTTTCTTAAGTCCTTGTTTTTGTTATAAACAGAACTTTTCTTAATTTATTTTTACCAAATAGCTTGTGTTTTCAATCTAGATCATTATAATTGTCCACAGTTCCAAACAACTAGGAGATTAAAAAATGACTGATCAAAACACACTACTGATGGATAGCACCGCTGGACTCGTTGAAGTAGATGGTAAATGGGAAGCGGCTAAAGACGCTGTTGATTATCCTGTTTATATCGTACCTGCTTATTTCAACGCCGTTGATTGTGATCAACACAACGAAAGCGAATTTGTTAATGCCAACGGTGAGACCAATACAGGGCGCGACAAAGACTTCAACCTTGTAGTAGTAGATCGTTTCCGTGATGATGATAAACAGGTTATCGCTTGTGTTACTGGTCTTTATGGTTCACTGAAGACCGTTGACGTTTATCAACAGCTTCAAGATGAATTGTTGGTATCAGAAATCAAGAACCACGTTGATACCCTATATGTTTCTGGTAACGGGGGTGTACAACAGCTCACAGTAGCTATGGAAGACATGATCTCCATGAGTGGTGTTCCTGATGAACTCGCCATGAAGATTCGCCTAGAGACCTCTGTAGACGGTTCCAAAGCACACTCTCTGTCAATGGTTGCTGAAAATCTCACTGGTGAAGTGGGCATCCATGTGTACGGTGGTGAGTATCGGTTGGCAGCGCGTCACACCAACACGATCAATGACCGTACCTATCACTATATCCCTACTGTCAATCAGATGATTGCCAACTGGAATGATGTGATCATCCCTACCATGTCATTGATGTTTGATGAGAAGTTTAACCGCAACATGGCATTGAACTTGGTTGATGAGATGTGTGCGAAAGCTAAGATCGGTGAACGTCATCAGAAAGCAATCCGTGATCTGTATGTGTCCGGTGCGGTTCGTACCAACGACACAACCGATTCAATGTATAAACTCAACGTCACATTCAATCAGTATTTTGATGACAACATGCATGAAAAGAACGAACTAAAGAACAAGTTCAAAGATAGCATTGCGAAAGCTATGCATAACGAACTGAAGAAACTTCGCAAGAAGTAGTAGCAAGCACACCAAAGGTATCCCACATCAGAAATGGTGTGGGATTTTCTTATGTTAAGAAAACTAGCTAAACACATTTGGAAAAGGATTCGTAACCCAACAACGGGAGAACATGAGCTTTTTGTTGGGCCTCCGAAATTTATCTGTGATATATCAGATCACATTGTTGTAACGAAGATAGACAAATCTGAGTTTCCTGTTGAGAGGTTTCGTGGGGTTCTGGGGTTTCATAAAGAAGAGGGATATTACGCAGCCTCTCACGTTCTAGTAGCAAATGCTCCAGAGAAAGTATATAAACAAGGTCAGTACAGAAAAAATGTTTTCTACTCAACATTAGAAGCTACTCTATCTCATGAGTTTTATATTCATCGTCCAGATGGTTATTATAAGATAAGAGACTATCCAAATTATTGTGAACAAGAACGCTTTCAGTCATCAAAACGTTCAAAATTATACCTACAATTCATTCAAGTTGCTTATAAGTATCGTCATAAAGACTTGCAAGAAGTACGAGATTTTGTTATATTAAAAGAGTTATTATGAAACTATCACAAAAACAACAAGAAACATTCGACGAATGTATACATTTCTTCCTAGAAGGTAACAAGAAACTTTTCGTTCTGTCTGGTGTTGCTGGTTCCGGTAAGTCCGTAATCATCAATGAAATCATGCAGTTTTTCACTAATGAATTCAAAGAATTTGGTGTAGAGAAAAACATATCAGTGATGACCCTCACAGGCAAAGCAGCAAAGGTTCTGAGAGATAAAGGCGTTGATGGTGCTCAGACTATTCACAGTTACTTGTACACGCCTCTACTAGACATTAATGGTGAACTCATAGGGTTTGATCCAATCGATGCACACAAGCTCACCAATGATTTCATCATCATTGATGAAGGCTCAATGGTTACAAAAGAAATCTACGCTGATCTCAAAAGATTAGGTAAGAAGATTCTGGTGGTTGGTGATGTTAACCAATTGGAACCAGTGGTGATTAATGGCAAGTCTACATTCAATCTAATGAAGAACCCAGACATAAGACTCGAAGAGATTCACAGACAAGCAGAAGGTAGCCCAATTATTGTGTTATCTCAGTACATACTTGAAACCGGAAGAATCCCAAGAGAAAAATTTCATGATGATGTTCGTTACATCAGCAAACGTAATGCTGAAAAACATTTAAACAAATATGCTTCTGAGTACGACATAACTCTTTGTGCAACTCATGCGTTTAGAACGAAGCTTAACAAAGCAGCAAGAAAGCATTATGGAAGATTTGGTAGGATTCCAGAACTTGGTGATAAAGTCATTTGTCTGAGAAACAACAAATACAGAAATCCAGTAACATACAATGGTGAGATATTTGAAGTCTCTGCTATTAACGATGAACTCATTCAACATGCTGGTATCGAAGAAATCAGACGGTATAAAGTAACAAACGAAGACAACAAGATTTATGATCTAATGGTGGAAGATGATGTTTGGTTCAATGGTGTGAGTGTGGTAAAACACATAAGTCTTCCAGATCAAAGCGAATTTGACACAAATTTCCCCGATGTCTTTGACTTTGGTGAAGCAATCACTGTACACAAATCCCAAGGTTCTGAGTTCAAAAACGTATTGTATGTTGACCAAGATGTGTCTGGATGGTGTGATCAAACCCGTTTTAGATACACTGCTGTAACCAGAGCAAAAGAATTTATCACTATTGCTAAATAACTGTAGTTAACCTACGGAGAATTTAGTAATGAAAGAAGAAGATGATAATATATTATACGTTGGAGTAGTCGGTTATTCCACACAACAGTTTGATGAGAAAGACGCAAGAGAAATATTAGAAGATGCTTTAGATGATATCGAAGACACATATCTAGAAACCACAGAATACGAAGAAATAGCAATCGTATCTGGTTTGACAAGTATGGGGATGTCCAAGGTAGCATATCAAGTAGCAGATGATAGAGGTTATGCAACGGTTGGTGTAGCTCCAGAAGAAGCTAACGATTTCGATTTGTATAGCGTAGATGAAATCATTTACGAAGGTGAACACTTCGGAGATGAAAGCGAAACGTTTGTTGATATGATTGACGTTTTGGTTAAAATCGGTGGTGGTGATCAGTCACAAAAAGAACTAGAAATGGCAGAAGAAGATGATTTGTCTGTTCTTGATTTTGACCTAGAATCTTTTGAATAGGTTCTACGATTTGTAACATAAAAGGTGTACATGCATGAGCGTTATTGATAAAGATTTTATTGAGATTTATAACAACGTAGAAAAGTATTCAACAATACAGAAGGTTGCTGACAAGTTAGGAATTCATAAACGAACTGTTGGTAAGATTGCAAAAAGAATAAGAGAAGATGGTGTAGAATTAGAAAACCGTTCCATAACATCTAAATTGGATATAGTAGCAAAGGTTCTTCAACGAACCCCCGGCTACCGAACCCCAGCAAAGAGAAACGAAGCTAATAGTAGAATTTTTGTTATCTCTGATATGCACATCCCATATCACCATGAAGATATCATTGCTTTTTTCAAAGCAGTAAAGAAAAAATACAATCCAGATCGAGTTATCTGTATTGGTGATGAGTTGGATAACCACGCCATGAGCTTTCATGATAGTGACCCAGACACATATAGTGCTGGACACGAACTCAAAAGAGCAAGAGTTACTATTGCTGAGATTGAAAAAATCTTTCCCACAATGGATTTGGTTGACAGTAATCATGGTTCTTTGTATTACAGAAAAGCTAAAGCACATGGTATTCCAAAAGAAGCAATCGTTCCTTACAATGATCTTCTTGGTGTTGGTGATGGATGGAAATGGCATTTTGATTTAACTCTTACTATGAGTGATGGTAAATTGGTTTACTTCCATCACGGTAAGTGTGGTGATGTACTCACGTTGTCCCAGAGACAAGGTATGTGTGCTGTACAAGGTCACTATCACAGTAGATTCAAAATTGATTATTGGTCTAACACAAATGGTTTATATTGGGGTATGCAAGTTGGTTGTTTGATCAATGATCATTCACTGGCGTTTTCGTACAACAAGAATACTACCGACAGACCAATAGTTGGTTCTGGTATGATCATCAACGGACAACCGAAGTTGTTGCCTATGATCAAGAAGAAAGGTGGTCGATGGGATGGTGTGTTAGCCTAATGACTGTTCACGTCAAATATTGGTTGTACTGTACCGATTGTGGTAAGGAGTACAACGAACCATCTGATGAGAGTGCTGATGAAGTAAGAATGTGGGCAAGTGGTGATGATTGGACTTACGTTAAAGTTCAGAATGGAAGCTATTGGGATTTCTGCCCACGTTGCACATACAATCATAAAAAGGAAACATCATGAAAGAAGACATTTACATTGTTATGGACATTAATGGTTGTAGAAGAATGACCAAGAAACCACCAAAACTTGCTGGACACGAACGTTCTGTTTTGATGTCTATAGAAGTAGAAGACGAAGTATTTGATTATTCGTTCATGAAAACTTCTCTAACGATCAAAGGTGATGATGTAGTAGAACCATCATTAGAAGTTCAATTACTACACGCTAACGAGAAATTATAATGTGGTTTCTTATTTCACAAATTGTGATCATGGTCGTTGTAGTAGGACTCGTGGTTGGAATTATATTAGTTCATTTAGATAGTTAAAGGAGACTACAATGACTGACAAATTAATCGGTCTTGCTGGTAAAGCAAGATCAGGAAAAGATACTGTGGGTGAGTACCTACGAGACGAATATGATTACACGCTATATGCGTTCGCTGATCCAATCAAACAAGCAGCATCAAAGATGTTTGGTATCCCTCTGAAAGACTTCTATGAAGGTGATCGTGAAAAAGTAATACCATTCTGGGGATTCTCTCCAAGAGAAATTCTACAGAAGCTTGGAACCGAAGCTGGTAGAGATGTCTTTAGAAAAGATATCTGGCTTCTTCGTGGTATGCAGGAATGGGATAATTTTAGTGATGGTGTTGGATTGATCATCACAGATGTTCGATTTGAAAACGAAGCTACAATGATCAGAGAAAAAGGTGGACAAGTAGTTCACATCATTAGAGATGATGCTACACAAGTCAGTGAACATGTGAGTGAATCTGGAGTAGCTATTGAAGAGAACGACATAGTTATATATAATAATGATTCACTTAACGATTTATACATTAACGTTAGCGACATCTTAGGAGATAATTATGCAAAACGATAGAGCATTTACATTTGGACAGTATAAAGAAATTCAAGATAGGTTGAACGAACACACGATTGAAAATTGGAAACAAGAGTTATCAAACAACGATTTTAAGGTTGCTATGTTTGATGAGTTTGCTGAACTTTTGAATTCTGGTTCTTGGAAGTGGTGGAAGAAAGGTGGAGAGTGTGATGAATGGAACTTGAAGATTGAAGCAGTTGATATCTTTCACTTCGCATTATCAACTTACATTTTAAACAAAACATCAAACATGTCAGATGCTTGTGTTTTTGGTGAATGGAATGCCGAACATAACTATATGATTGATCGTCTTGGTATGATGGATCGTAATGTGTTTATCAATAGAGCAATGTCAGTTCTTACCACGAATGATCCAACTTCAATGGAGCTGTTATTTGAATCATTGGGTATGTCTGCTGAAGAAATCACAGCAATCTATGTTGCTAAATCTGAATTGAATTTTATCAGACAAGATTCTGGGTACAAGACCGGAGAGTATGTGAAGATTGTGGACGGTGTAGAAGACAATCAACGCATGGAAGGTGTTGTGAACGCATTTCTAGAGGATGAATCATTGTCTACTGATGATCTTAGGTTACAGATCAGAGATAAGTTCTTTACACATAATAGTTGATCTTCGGTTAAATATGTGTATAATCCACGGATGGTACACAATCATGAAGAAAAAGAAACAACTAAAGAAACCAAAGGTAAGAAATCTTGTTCATAAACATGCACATGAGTTGAATAGGTGTAAGTTTCTTAATCGTGATCGTACAAAATACACTCGTAAAGGTAAACAGGTAAAAACCGATGAGATATAATAGCTATGACGATAGAGTATTGGCAGTTGATACTAGTTGGCAAACTTATGAAGGGAACCAAGAAGGAATGAACCCAACAGATGAAAAATTATTAGAAGTTATTGATAAGGTTTATAATACTGAGAAGTATTCTGTAAAACCTATTGGTGATTTCATATATGCTTATCTAAGCGTTGTTGGCAAAAATGTTGCTGGTGTTTGGTTGATTCGTAATGGATTTATTAAAGACGCTATGAACATCATAGGAAACCAACAAAGATTTTATAGCAAAGTTGTTTCAAATTTCGGTTATTTCGACAAAAAAAGATTTGAAGAACTTGAGTCTATGTCTTCTCAAGAAAACCAGATTTATATATTGTGTATGCTTCATGAAGATAAGTATAAATTCAAAAAACAACTTTATAAGAAAGCGGATTATCTCAAAAAATTTGAAGATATGTGTGATGGTGATCAAAGAGTCCTTGATATGAAAATTCTAAACAAGTCTCCACTCTCTGGTAGAAGTTTAAAAACCCATGTGTCTAGCATTTTTATAGAACTTTGTAAAACCGAAAAGATGTTTGATAAGTGGGTTAGCAAGAAAACTACAATTGGTGAATCAAAATATCATACCTTCAATATCAAGGATGAAACTCAATTGGGGTATTTTGGAAAATGGGTGAATGTTAATACTAATATGAATATCCGCGTACCAGCTTTAATGAAGACTCAAGAAAACCTCGTTTCTATACTAGATGTTCTTCTTGGGTCAAGACATAAACGTAGTGGATCAACATCAGAAAGCATCGAAAAGATTCTACGGTTGATGGGTGTTGGAACAAACGTCGGAACATTTGACAAAGAATTGTTTGAAAAGAAAGTAATAGAAACATCACTAGTCAAAAAGACTTTAGCTAATCAGATAGCAAGGTCTTTTCCAGAAGCATGTCATAACTACTTGGCATTTAAGAAATTATAAAGGAGATTAAAATGATTATACCTATCATTGGTATGATAGCCCTTGGTGTGTTACTATACATGGGCAATGATTTTTTCAAGTCAAAAGACCTTCGTTCTAAAGAAGAAGACTTATCTGATTTGAAAGATAAAGAAGTGCTTCTAGATATAGAAGATAGTATTGTTTCTAAGGAAATCCTTCTAAAGAAACGTGCAGATAAACTGCAAAAAGAAAAGGAGAAGTTAAAGTGAGTAAAAATAAATTAATTGGAACAGTAGCTGTTGCTCTGGTAGGTATCATCTTGTTGTTCTCTACCGTTGGTGTTAACAACAACGGTTATCGTCAAGTTGTACAATGGCCTACTGGCTACACATATGTGAAGTTTACTCCGGGTATCTATTTCAAGATGTTTGGTTCAAACGAACAATACCCAGACGAAATGACATTTGATTATGATGACGGTGAATCTGGTGGTACTTTGGTTGAAAATGGTATCAAGGTTCGCTATCAAGATGGTGGTACTGGAACAACTTTTGGTAAGTTGCGTCTCAAACTACCAACTGATGAAAAAACAATGTTAGACCTACATCGTTCGGTGCGTTCTGCTGAAGGGTTTGCGAATCGAATCATTCGTCCTACAGTGAAAGAAGCACATCAGATGACCGCTGGTTTAATGTCTTCTGAAGCAGCTTATGCTGAAAAACGCGGAACCTATATCGAATGGGTTGACTCACAATTGCTTAAAGGTAAATTTGTTACTGAGTTGGTTAAGACTGAAGTAAAAGATGAAGCTGGTGAAACTGTTGTCAAGATGGTTCCTCAAATCAAACGTGATTCCGAAACAGGCGAACCGTTACATTCAAACTCTGTATTAGCTGGTTATGGTATTACCATCGGATCATCACCAATCACCAATTGGGATTTTGAAGGTAAAACTTTGGCACAAATTTCAGCTAAACGTGAAGCAACAATGGCAATCATTACCGCTAAAGCTAACGCTGAACGCGCTAAACAGGATGCTATTACTGCTGAACAACAGGGTCTTGCTAATGTTCAGGTAGCAAAGTACGAAAAAGAAGTCATTAAAGTACAAGCTGTTGTTGACGCTGAACGCGCTAAAGAAGTTGCTGTTATTGCAGCAGTACAGTTAGTCGAAGTTGCTGCACAAACGAAACTTCAACAGAAAGAGTTGAAACTTGCTGCTAAAGAAACTAAACAACAACAGATTTTTCTTGGTGAAGGTGAGTCCGAACGTAAACGCATGAACATGGAAGCTGATGGTGCGTTACAAGTTAAGATCGATGCTTGGAAAGAAGCAACCATTGCTGGTTACAAAGAGTTTGGTAAACAGAAATGGGTGTCTGAAATCACAATGGGTACTGGTACTGGTGGAACTGGTACTGGTGGAACTGGTATTCAATCAAGCGCAGCTACTGATCTAATGAATCTCATGATGATCAACAACGCCAAGCAGATTTCACTCGATATGAATATGAAGAGTGGTAAGTAAAGTTCCCTGTTAGTTGATGAGTAAACGCTCCCGGCAATCCCGCTGGGAGCACAATCAAAAAGGTATTAAAATGGCACAACCAAGACGAAACAACTTCAAAGTTAGGTTCAACAATGTCAAATATGCGTTCTACAAGAAAAACCGTAGAACAATCAAAGTATCACCACAACAGAAGGAAAAGCAGGAAAATTACTGTTTCCTTGTGAATGAAATCGAGCGTTATGGTTTTAGTTTCTTTCCAGATCACTATGTTAGAGAGAGTATCAGGGAATTGGAAAGCTTTGTTAAATAAATCATAAATACCTTATACGAGGTGTTTTATGTGTTTTTTAGAACTTATTGAAGAAGAACTAGACAAAATTGATGAATTGTTAGTTGAAATTACTGCAAGAAAGACTCGCAGAGTCCGTGGTGGTAAGGTTGTAAGAAAACGTAAATGCCCAAGGGGATATAAGGTACAAGGCACGAGATGTGTCAAGCAGAAGTCCAAAGAAAGACTCACACGAAGACGTGCAGGGCGTAAAGCAGCTCGTAAGGGTAAAGCAGCTCGTAAGCGCACATTCAAACGGTCTATTCGTCTCAGACAGAGACGTAAGTTGAAGAGACAAAAATTCAGGTAGACATTACCTATAATATTTGATCACACTTAAAAGGAGTAATATCAAATGAATAATATCCAAGTCGATAAGACAGAACTTATCGGTATTCTCGAAGACAATCTAAAGAAACACACAACAGAGTATGATGAAGCTATTGCTGGTTATCATGCTGAAGTTGTAACCCGTTTAACCAACGCTCTTGAGAAAGCTAAAGCTGGTGATGAATACATCGTTAATATGGCGTTGGTACAACCACAAACGTTCGAAAAAGATTACAAAACTATCATTGGTATGTTGAATTTGGATACCGTAGACCTAGTTGAATTAACCGAACACGAATACAAACAATATGTTTTGGACGAGTGGCATTGGTCTTCTAGTGCGAAGATGTTAAACTCAGTATATCTAAGTAAGTAGTAACGAAAAACCAAAAGGAAAAACAAATGAGCGAATTGATTTTAGACGAAGAGAAGCGTGTGCTTCTAAAAGGTGCTGTTGATGAAATGGTAGGAAGTCATTACAGAGCACAAGCAGAGAAAGACCTTCAGCTTGCAATATGTAATCGAATGAAAGATGAGATCGAAATGCCACCAAAGATTTTTCGTAAGCTGGCAAAAACCGCATACGACGATTCAGCCAAGAAACAGAATGATGAATTAACAGTAGTTCTTGATCTTGCCGAAGAGTTAGGGTTTTACTCGCACAACGAAGAAGATTGACAATAGTTTTCACTTGATGATATAATTCCCCCCCTAATAGGGGGATTTATGATAGTTAAAAAAGAGAAACGAACCAACGCAGGATCATGTAACTTTTGTGACAAAGGCGTGATGTCTAGGTCACGTAACTCACTAATATACTCATATGATGAAGTGTTCACCATGCGTTCAGAACGTAGTGGTGGCGGATTGAAAGCTTCTATTTGTGAAGAATGTGTAGAAGAGTTAGCAGCAAAGGTTGCGTTAGAAAAGTTATAGAAGGAGAAGAATCATTTACGTTGATGCAATAGAACGTAATGATAATATCATTTGTTGGTACAGAGATGATGATGGTGAACTACATTATCTTGAAGAACCAGCACCATATTACTGTTACAGAAGAAATGAGACAAATAGTACTCACTTATCATTATTTGGTGACAGGTTATCAAAACAAGTGTTTGATAACAGAAATGATTTTAACAGTTACAAGAAAAGACGAGGCAATCTTTTCGAATCAGACATCTCTCCAGTATACAAGTACTTATCTGATAATTTCTATGTAACAGAAGACATTTCATTAAACGTTGCGTTTTTTGATATTGAAGTGGACTACGATCTATCTGAAGGTAATGGTTTCCCTATGCCAGATAACGCCTTTGGTGCTGTTAATTCTTTTTCTCTATACAACCTACGCACAGACGAATATCATCTTGTGATGCTTCACGATGACGTACAGATCGATATCCCAGAGGGTGATACGGTTCACCTATACCATTGTGTGACAGAACGACAGTTGCTTGATACTGTGTTTAAGATAATCAAAGATATCGATGTACTATCAGCATGGAATGGTGACAAATACGATATTGGATATCTTGTTGAACGCTGTTGTGAAATCTATGGCGAGAAACAAGGATTGAAAAAACTTTGTCGTGATGGATTCAAGATTAAATGTTATATGAAGAAAGATGATTTTGGTAATGATTATTATCACTACACTTTGGTTGGCAGAACTCATCTCGATTACATGCAACTCTATAAGAAGTTTACCTTTGGTGAAAGAGAGAGCTATGCGTTAGATTCGATTGTTGAATTTGAACTTAACGAAAACAAATTAAAGTACAAAGGAGACTTGGGTGATCTATATAGAACTGATCCAAAGACTTTCTTTGAATACAGTTTACATGATTCTAAATTGCTGAAGATGTTAGATGATAAATTGAAGTTCATCAATCTTGCTAAACAAATGGCAAAGCAAGGCACAGTAAAACTTACGGATGTGTTTGGGTCTATCAAATATCTAGAACACTCAATCATGAACTATTGTCATTTTGACAGAGATGATAAACTCATCTTACCGGACAAAAAAGAACACGATAAGGAAGAGTTCCCCGGAGCCTTTGTGTTGATACCTAAACCGAACGCTTATGGTTGGGTGAGTAGTATCGATTTAGCGTCTCTGTACCCTTCTGTGATGCGCTCAATAAACATCTCACCAGAGACTCACATCTTCCAGTGTAAAAACAATAGAGAAGATTTCACAAAGATTGTCGAACAAAGTTCTGATCAAATTGATCTAACGTACCTCCCAGACAACGAAGAGATTTCGATGACAGGTTTTGAGGTCTACGAAATGCTTAGAGAGCTTAACTATACGCTATCTGCGTATGGTAGTATTTTTGAAAACAAACTTGGATTGCTCCCAGAGGTTCTTGGTCTGTGGTATGGTCAACGAAAAGAGTTGAAAAACAAATCAAAGGAATTATATAAAGCTGGTGATCAAGCTGGTGGTGACTATTACGACATGTTACAGAACATCAAGAAGCTTGGACTAAACAGTTTGTATGGTGTAGTATCAAACAGATACAGTCGATTCTATTCTATATTTCTTGCCGCAAGTGTTACAACAACAGGACAAATCATTGAAAAGTTTCAAATGTGGAAAGCAGATCAGATCGTGAAAGAGAGAGTTGATGAGTAATATAAAAACCTTCCTAAACAATGGTGTTATCCAATCGTATACTGATTATGAGACTGAGTATGTTATAGCTGGTGATACCGACTCAGCATACATTGACTTGTCTGCTGTGTTTGATAAAGAAGACGATATTGAAGATGTCATTAAGTTTGCTGATGAAATTGGCGAAAGAACCAATGCGGCTTTCCCTCAACTCATGCTGGATGTTTTCAATTCAAAACCAGATCGATCCGAGGTCATACAGACAGAACGAGAGGTTGTGTCAGACAAATCTTATTTCCTTGGTGGGAAGAAGATGTATGTCATGCACATTGTCAATAACGAAGGAATCTCAGTTGATAAGTTAAAGGTGATGGGTGTTGCTATCAAGAAATCTGATACAGCAAAAATCATTCAAGTTTTTCTGAGAGAACTTGTTGAAATGTTGATGGACAAAAAAACTTACGAAGAAGTGAAAGAATACCTTGATTCATTTGAAGAAAGCTATTATAATAAGTCATTCCTAGAAGTTGGTAAACCGATGGGGATCAAAAGTTTAAAAAAGTACGAAGTGATCTACGAAGAACGAAACAGAAAAAACATGAAGAACTTTCCGTATCATGTTAGAGCTTCGATGAATTATAATTCATTATGTGGATCGAATGACAAGAAGATAGTATCAGGCGACAAGATTAGAATAGTCTACCTAAAACATCCGAAATTCAAATACATTGCAGTACCTGTTGATGTTGATGTGCTTCCAAGTTTTATAGACAATCTTGTGATCGATTGGACTAAGCAATGGGGAACCGTTGTTAAGAAGATCGATATTTTTCTAGAACCTATTGGGTATGACCGTTCCAGTAGACAAAAGAAAAAGTTAGGTGGATTATTGGTATATTAGTATGCAAACTCAAGTAGATTCTTATATAGAAACATTTAGTGGTAAGAAGTTTTATTTCCTTGACCCAAATCCAGAAGACATTGACATCATTGATATAGCACATTCATTATCAATGCAATGTAGATTCACTGGACATGCAAAGGATTTCTATTCTATCGCAGAACATTCATTGATAGTGGCAGAGTTATGTCCACCAGAATATAAACTCTGGGGATTATTACACGATGCTTCTGAAGCATATCTAACAGACGTTGCTTCTCCAGTGAAACCACACTTAATAAATTACAAATTAATGGAACGTGTGATCATGGAGCCAATTTCTAAGCACTTTGGTTTGTCGCTTGATGTGCCCAAAGAAGTTCATAAAGCTGATATGGAAGCATTAAGAATAGAAGCTTATTGGTTAATGAAATCTAAAGGCGAGACTTGGTTGATCAACAAAGGATTGGAACCAATGGATTCAGTACCACCATTAAAAGGTTACAATCCAGAAGAAGCTAAAGAAGCTTTCTTAAAAGAGTTTAATAGACTCACTAACACATACGAATTATAAAGGAGAGTAGAATGAACGTTGAAAAACTATACAACATTATCGATACGGTAAATATCGCCGGTATCGACCAAATCATCATTGATAAAAATGATAATGGTGTAACTGTTCGTGGAGCAGACATTGTTGGAGAAGGTGAAGAAGTAAACATCGTAATCCTATCAGATACTGATTCTGATGTGGTTGATAAGACTATGGGGATTCATCGCACGTCTGTATTACATAGACGCATGAGTTTATTTGATTTGAGCAAAACCAAATCAAACACAGTTGACAGCGAAACTTTTGTTAAGAGTTTGTCCCTAAATGAGTCTCGTAAAAAAGTGTCATTTACTTTTGCTGATCCAAAGACAATTGATGTTCCTACTGGTTCCATTGATGATGAAATCAACACCAACATCAAACTAAGCGAACAAACCATTAATGAGTTAGTGAAAGCTAATGCTGCAATGGGTTCGGAGTTCATCAAAATAAAAGGGATAAATAAAGATATCATTATCGAATTGTTTGATGGTATTTCTGATACGTTCACTGATCGTATTGGAAGCAACACATCTGGTGATTGGTCGTATCAATGGTCAACTAACAGTATCTTACGATTGGCAAAACATGCAATCAAATCAGAACCTGTAGTTGAGTTTGGTATTGGTGAACAAGGCATCTTGTATATTGAGGTTAACGACCTTATATTCATGATTATGCCTCAAACGGTGTAAGTTTTTAAGTGATTCTTTTCAAAAAACACTATACAACTTAAATTTATATATAACTTATAGGAGACTTTATAAATGAGTATTAGAGATAAAAAAGC